ACTCATGCACCCATATTTTAATTGTATTAAAATAAAATAAAAAAAATTAAATAAAATAAAAAAAATTAAATAAAATAAAAAAAATTAAATTTTATTGCATTATATATTATTTAATAATTTAGTAAATAATATATATTATATATAATTATGTACAATTTTAGAAGTTTTTTATTAAAAAATATAAATTTAGTATCAATATTACTATTTGTAATATTTTTTATTATAATAATAGTAACAAAACCGGGATTTATTTTTACAAAAAATGGAACACCAAGAGAATTTGGATTAGGATATAAAAATAAAACAGTTGTTCCAATTTGGTTAATTGTTATAATACTAGCAATATTTTCATATTTATTTGTACTTTATTATATTAATTTAAATAGATTACTTGGTTAAAATTATTATTAATTTTTATTTATTTTTATTATTCATTTTGACTTTCTATAAGTTTTTCAACATCTTTTAACGTTTGTGTACATTTAATATTTATAATATAATTATAACTTATTGAAGATATTACTGTTCCTGCTAATATATACCACATTAATTTGCCTATTATATGTTTAATATTTACAAGTTTAAATAATTCCAATTCATCTGGACTAATTTTATTTTCTGTCAAAAATGTTGTTTTTGTTAATCCTTCATCTTGGAGTTTTTTAATAAATTGAGTAAAACTAGATTTATCTGGTTCAAATTCATTAATAAATTTTGATTTATTTTGCTCTATTTGTAATAATGCTTGTGTAATACTATTATTTTTTTGTTTGTCGTGATTTAATAATTTTTGAATTATATTTTCGGCACCTAATAAGTTAACAACAACATAACCAATTGTATTTGAAAATGGTCTAACCCAGCCAGTAAATATTTCTAAAATAAAATATAAAATACCAAAAACGATTATCCATGGCAATAATGTTGCAAAAAAGACATTACTATATTGTGGGGTATCATTTTGACAAATAGATTTGGCAATATTTAAATTTAAAAAAAACATACCTACAATTAACAACAAAACATAAATAAGTATAAATATAAAATTTGTAGAATTTTCTTCTACTTGTTCAATTGATGAGGAAGATATTATAGTTGTAGACACAAATATACCATATATTAATGACAACATCATAAAAAATATCATTGATTTTTTAGGATCTGGTGTGCCAACATCAATGGTTTTTGCTTTATTTTTTATATTCTCAAAATCTAAATATGAATCAACTGCCATTAATTAGTTATTATAATTATATGTATAAATTTATTTTATAAAATAAATCTAATTATTAATTACTTAAATTAGTATGGATTTTAAAGATAATTATTTAAATTATAATATTTTTAATAATAAAACAGAAGAAGATAATACGATAAAACCGAAATTAGTCCATAGTTCTACTAAATTTTTTTTTAATAAAATATTAAAAAATTGCAATAATGTTAAGCAAAATAATTATAATTTATTTTACAATATAGGAATGTTTATAGTTTTTGTAAGTATATTTTTTATAATACTATATTCAAAATATAAAGGAAATATGACAATAGAAGAACGTTATCAAAAAAATACAAAAGATAAACAATATATTATGTCTAAATTAGTTTATTATAATAGACAAAATTTAGACAATAATCAAAAAATCAAAAATAATATGATTACTAATTTACCAGATTATAGCGATCACCCAGAAGCTTCAACATTGCATAAAAATGTATATTTTAGTTAAATAATTGACGGTTTAACTTTAAAATGGTTAAATGTTTTGATATTATAATATTATAATATAATATCAAAATTATGTCTATTAAAAAGGATGAATTTAATTTTGCAAATAATGATACTATTTATAGTAAATATTTAGAAGACTTAAAAAAATATTATATATTGAAAAACAAATATAATAAAATTAAGGAAACATTTAAAAATAAATTATTGAATTCAAAAGATTCGTTAGAAGTCAAAAAGAAGCTTTATGCAAAGAAAAAATTTGTTTGTGTAAATTGTAAGCAAGAAGGTGGCACTATTTTTCTGGAAAATGAAGATGGTATGAAAGCCACTTGTGGGAATATTGAAAAACCATGCGATTTAAATATTATTGTAGCTAAATGTTATACAAAAAATATAGAATCAATGTTAATTGATTATAATAATAACTTAACATCTATAAAAAAAGAAATATCTTTATTGAAAATTCAATTTTTATTTGGTTATTTAGAAGAAGATAAAGCAGTTGAAGTTTTTGAAACAAAAAAAAGTGAATTAAAAATATTACAAGAAAGTTATAATAATTTATTAATGTTATATAATTCTATAGTTGATGATGAAGATAAAAATAATTTAATACAATCCAAATTATTGGAACAATATAATTATATAGAAGAATATAAAGAATTTATGAAAATATTTAGAGAATCACAAGAACATAGATATTTAAATGATGCAATAAATGTATATAAGACAAAAATTGTAGAAGTTAATAAATTATTGATGGAATTAAAATATAAAGTAAATACTCTTGAAATAGATGAAGAAATAACAACTTTAATACAAAAATTTTAGAAATTAATAAAATATTGATGGATTTAAAATATAAAATAAATAGTGTTGAAACAGATGAAGAAATTTCTACTTTAGTACAAAAAAAATATTATCCAAATGATTTAGAAATTTTAATTAAACAATAAACAATAGATATTAAACAATAGCTATAATAAATTTTTTATATTATTATTATAATAGCAAATATATATGTTTAATTTATTTAAAATAATAAATCTTAAAGTTTTTTTAATAAGTCTATTTGTTGGATTACTTTTTATGTATTTAAATGATGACAAAAGTAAAATAAATGTTTATCCTACGCCGTCTAATATTCATAAAGTAGAATATAAAGATAAAGCTGAAAATTGTTTTGAATATACCATGGAACAAGTTAAATGTCCATCAAATAAAAAAGATATAAATAATGTACCTATACAATAAATAGTGTTTTATTTTTGTTTTTGTTTTTGTTTTTTAACTATAAATTTTATAAAATATAATAATATTGTTATACTATAATATAGTATAATAATATGTTAGGTAAAGGAGTAAATAAATTTGTAAATAATATTATGTATACAGATAGAGGGCGTTTTATATTATCCATTATTTTGGGTCTTGGTTTGGCATCAATATTTAGAAATTATTGTGAGGGCAAAAATTGTTATGATTTTATTGGGCCAAAGCAAAATGAAATAAGAGACCAAGTTTTTTCATTTGATAGTGCAAACAGTAAATGCTATAATATGAGAGAACAAAGCATAAAATGTGGTTCAAAAGAAAAAAGTGTTCAATTTGCTTAGTGGGGAAATCGCCCCACGCGCGATTATTAAATATTTTTTTGCGTAAATCATATAAATATTTAATACTTTATTTAGTATAATATTAAATAAAGTATGGAACCTAATAGTCAACAAGGAATAACATCTATTAATCAATTACCTTCTGGTCCTCAAATGGGAAATGGATTTGAAAATCCTCCACAAAATGTAAATATGATGAATGCTTCCTCAATGAACAATATTGTTTTAACAAAAACAGATACTATTGGCGAATCTAACAGTCAAATGCAAAATCCTATGCAAAATCCTATGCAAACACAGCAACAACAAACGCAAATTCAAAGTCAAGGACAAAATATGGAAATGCAAGGACAAACTCAAGCAAATTATAACGAATTAATAAATCAACTTCAACAGGCCAGTTCTCAAGGAGCAACTGGATTGCCTACGCGTGATATGCCAATGAATCCTAGTCAAAATGCAAATGATGTTGAAGTAAAACCAAATTTTGTCCCCCCACCACCTAGTCACGAAGATTATATTAATAATATGCAAACACCTGAAAATTTAATTATGCAAAATAATAATGCACAAAAACAAATAGATAATTTGGATGCTTTATATGGTGAATTTCAATTACCTATTTTAATTGCAATATTATACTTCTTATTTCAATTGCCAATATTTAAGAAAAATATAAAAAAAATATTACCTTCCTTATTTGGAACTGATGGAAATCCTAATTTATATGGATATTTTTTTAATAGCGGACTATTTTCATTAATTTTTTATTTTCTTTTAAAAAGTATTAATAAATTAAATGAACATGTAAGTGTATAGACTATTCATTTTCTAATTTTCTAATTTTCTAATTTTTTAATTTGTATTTTTGCTTCATTTGCTAAATCTTTTACTAAAGGATCATTTTTATAATCATCTATATATTTAATTTCACAAATACCACAAGAAACCATTAATTTCATACAGTTAAAACATGGATAATGACTAATATATGCAACACATTTATCACAAGAAACTCCACGCTTTGCACAATCTGTTATTGCATTTTGTTCTGCATGAATAGTTCCAATATTATGATTATCTCTTATTACCATTTTATGTTCGCACCCAGCAATATATCCATTATAACCTTGTGCAATAATACGATTGTCTTTTACAAATAAACATCCTACATTTAATTTTTCACAAGATGAACGTGTGGAAACTAAATAAGTAATTTGCTTAAAATATTCATCCCACGTTGGTCTTAATTTATTAATAGTATTATTTTTATTTGAATTAACTTCTAAAATATTGTTAGCAGATTCTTCTAATGAAATGTTAGAACCCATAAGTATAATTTATATTATTTATTAATTTTAAATAGTTTAATAAAATTAATAAATCAATTTTTAAAAAAATCGCGCGTGGAGTCGCCAGACGGCTTTGGGACGATTTTCCCACCCTACAATGTTGGTATAAACCTCCACCCTAATTCTTCGCATATTTTTTTCCATATTTGGTCTTGTTCAATTCGTTTCTCTCTATCTTTTAACATAGGAAAATATTGTAAAAATTTGGTTTCATGTAATAATTCGCATAATTTATAAAGTGTATAATAATAATTCAAAAAATTAACGCGATCTGGCGGACAATATTTTGTGTATGGTTTCTGTATTTCCATAAATAAATTACACAAGGTTTCTTCTAATTCGGGAGACATAACTGGTGGTTTAATACCTAATTTATCTTTTATATATGGAATATGTTCATAATATTTGTTGTAACCAAGATTTTTCAATATTTCTTTTGTTTTTTTGTTTGATAAATCTGCAAGCTCTATGCGTTCTTTTTTAATTTGATTTTTAATATTTTCAAAAACTTCACATGGTA